AATAACCCACTGATTTACAGAAGATGATAGAGGAAACGAAAATACACCGCGAGTGACAATAGAGGACTGACCAGTGTGACTAGCCCCAAAAATATTAAACGGGTTTAACATCCAAGCCGCATTTAAAAGAATGTTTTCGTGATCAGGAGATTGAAGTCCTCCGGAGTTGAAAGAATAATTACCAATACCAGCAATAAAATCTTCAATCGTATTTGGAGAAGTGTTATATACTGGAAAATCTGTTGCCATTCCTGATTTAATAGAGTTGTAAAGCAGGCCCGGTCCAAAAAGTGGATTGAAAAATGCTCTCCAACTTGCTGTTGATTCTGTAGGGGTGCTGGTATCACCAAGTTTGCCAGAAGTGTACCCATAAGGCTTTACATGTTGCCCGTATGATTTAGAAAATAATGAGGCTAGCTGGAGCGTGCGATCCTGCGGGTAAAAACCCTCGTATGGGAGGAACTTTAGTAGGGCACGGCACTTTAATGTAAACGCAGACGGCTCAGCGACCGCAGAATGGTCAGTATCAATAACCTCAAAATATTTCATAAAATCAGTATGAGAATAAGTCTTGTAAAAGTTATCTTGAGAGCTGCTTGATACAGCAGATGAACCTGTGATAGAAAGAAAATTGTCTTTCTCAACTGAAAAATTTAAACCGTTATTTTTGACATAATCTGTCATCAGCTCGCTAATTCTAAATTCTGGAATAATAGAATAATTCTTTCCAACCACTCTAATATCCCTTGCGTACTCTTCGTAAGAAGCTGCAGCCGGAGCTAAACCACTTTGTTCTCCTGCCGTCCACTTTGTATCTCCACCAGGAACTCTAGAACCAGTGACTCGAATATTGCGATGTCCAGCTGACGAAGAAATTTCTACATTATCCCACGGAATGGAAACAAATTCCAATGTTCTTCTGTGATATTGTGCTCCGACTTTAAATTGGTCAGCCCAGCCAGCTTCACGAACTTGTGCATTACCGCGCAATCCATGGTTAGCAACCAGACTTTCCGAGGTTGCAGTTGTGGTAGATAGAGGATTTTGCGTTGCCACTTTTCCAAACTGCGGGATAGCGTCATGAACACTGGCCATATCATAAATTCTATTTTTAACGCTTCCGGATTCTTTGACATACCAAGAAACAGAATCGTTTCCAATTGTCGGAGCGCCGAGGTGGCCAACGACTGATCCAAATATATTGCAATTAATTTCATCGCCATACGGTGCTGCTGCAGAACCAGTAAACATACCAGCACCGCCGCCCAATCTCCACCATGCTAACATATTTGAATGCTTTGAATGCTGATATAACGAAGCTGGCGCACCATTGTTATAAATCTCGCCAATCTCGGCAGCATTAAGCGAACCAGTAAAAATAGCTACGTCACTCATTTGTCCCATATACGGAGCAGGTGGATGAGCGGTCCAGTCATCTGCCCCCAATCCTGCTGAACTAGTGCCGATCTGACAAATGTTGGGAGAAATAGCATCCTGGGTTCCGATGCCGTTTTTACCAGAACTCCACACAGCTTTTGAATCCCCGTTAACATACAGAGTCACCCAGTTATCTTCTGCTTCTCTTTTCTCAATGGTGGCAGCAACATGATACCAAAGGTTTTCGCTAATGGGCGATGTTTTTGTTACATACTCATTATCTGTATTCCCAAGAAAACTAGCTGAAAAAGCCAAGCCGCGAGTCTTTAAATTGTCTTGGGCAGTAGCTCCGCCTGAACCAGTTGTTAGATAAAAACTGAAATCACCATTACCAAATTCTATAATTGTTTGTTTGTCGGGCAAATTTGGAGGCGCCAAACTTGAAGTTACCTTCACCCAAGCAGAGAGGGTGAAATGGTTATTTGAATCTCGAACAGTTCCAGGATTCGCAGAAGTTCCGATCAAATCTTCCCATGTAACAGGTGTTCCACCCATAAAAGCATCAGTATGAACACTGGCGGAAGCTATCACTCCATCAGGAAAATAACCTGTGTTATTATCATTCCAACCCGAAAAATCACCTTTAAACGAAGCCGTGTTGAACGCCAAAACTCTAGGATTTATGTTTCCCATGAGCGATGGTTCTTTATCATAACCAGGCTGAGCAAAGAAAGTAGAATAAGCGTTCTGCAACTCTCCCTCTTTATTTGTCGCACCAGTTACTGAAGCAGCGTTGTTCCAGTTGGTACGAGCGTCAAGTCCCCACATACTTTGACTAACTCTAAATCCCTGGGAATTAGTTTTTATTGTGTCTCGGGCAGAACGAGAACCACGCCAGAAAGGAACGCTGAAAGTTGTTCTCCGCCTAGTTGCATCTTGATATAAGTTGATTGCCATTGGATAAATGGCGTCTTTGTATTTAACACTTACCAAACCATCAATAGGAGTACTTGGATCTTCATGCTCGTCATTATACATTGTCAAAAGCTTGTGATAAATCTGTTTTTTAGCTGGGTCAAGCCCAAGTTTCTTATTCAAACCTTCATTGGAAAAATTTACCAGCGCGTTCGAGAAAGCACTTTTCATAGAAAGGGTGCCTTCAGCAGTTTTGACAACTTGAATAATTGGATAAGTCCTAGTTGCTATTGGCTCAATGTAGTTTTTGTGAACCTGGCTTCTTTGCGCTCTGACCTTGAATTGCCCCTGGCTACTACTAAGCACTCTGACCGGCTCGGGTTCCATCACAGAGATTGTATTGGCTTTTCTCAAAGACCTAGCTACAGGATGCTCGCCTGTTCTAACTTGTTTCCAGGTGGGATGATTGTATGGTCCTTCTCTCTTGTTTATCAGAGTATTTAAAGACGATGTGCTATTTTCAAACGCATCTATAAAGTCAGTGTTAAATGCTCCATTATTCAAATTCGCCCAGTTTAAGGTTGAAATATGCCCCAACGTATTTTCAGAAGCAGATACTGGCTCTTGAATAAAATAGTTCAAGTTTACTAAAGTAGCTGGTATCCACTGCGTTCCTGCTCTATGTACAAACTCTGCGTAACTTACATTAAACTTTCTCTCTCCTGCTACTGCATCATAAAAACTTCCAACGTCAGAAGAACTCAAGAATGTAATTTCTGACCCGGTTGCTCTAGAGCTATCTGGCATAATCAAAACAGAGGCAGATATCCACGGGTAACCTCTATCGTCCTGCGGAATGGGGTGTTGAATAAACCAGTTGTCTTCGACAGAACTGGTTGTTAATCCCCAAGCTCTGGAACCGGTCTGTTCTACTCTGTAAAGAGTATTGCGCTGGGTCTTGTGATAAGAGGCAGATCCTTCATAGCTTCTTGGATTGGCTCTTGCTCCGAGATCCGAATCAAATCCAAAGCGGGCAGCAGGAGCATCATACCAGCCATTCAATGCTGTCCTTACAATCAGGTTTCTATAGTTGAGACAGTTATATGCTGAATACTCTGCAGCTTCTAGGTCTAGCGACTCTTCTGCTGATGTCTCTGGACCTCCAGGAGCACTGAATCTCTCCACGAAAGCGTGCTTATTTTTTCCTCTGTCCGGAACTGTATACGAAGAGATACCGTCAATGATGTCTCCGGCGTCTCCTAGATTATACGAGCCTGACTTTACCAAAGATGGATTATTGTATCTTCGGCCGCTAGTCTGTACTACTTCGTAAGTGTTTTTATAGTTCTTGTGAACTATATTTCTCAGATTGACTGGACGCTTTGCCATCTCATCTCGATAGTAAGACCCACGAGGGATATCAATGCTCGAAGCATTCAGCCCCATTGCTTCTGGACCTTGTAGGTGTATTTTCCCTTTTGTCACAAACAAACGCCATCCTTCTGGACGGGTTGTTTCTGTGGCAGTAGTAGAACCTGATTCGATTGAGTAGTGGCGATATTGCCTACCGCCTACATGAGCTTCCGTGAACGGTCCCTGTGCTGGTACCTCGTTATCTGGTCCATATACGTCTCGATGATGTCCTTCAACACTCACCGCTGGAGTGAACAGCCCAAGATGGTCTTGATAGCCACCAGAGACTGACGAACTAAAAATCTCAAATGGCATTATCTTGTTTGCTTCTTGCTTACCGTCTATTCCAACTGGATTGGCTATATTCAAAACTTGAAAAGACCTTTTTAACTTTCTGTTTGGGTCTAGAACATCGTCGCAATCCTGCTCTGGAATCACAGTGCTAGCTGTGGCATACAGAGTGTTGTTTGTTAGATTAGAGTACGCTGTTGCTGCACCGAAATAACCTGGCTTTTTTCCTCTCTCAAAAACAGGTCCAACGTTGCGAGATTCGTCTACCATAAAACGATATGGTGTTGTCCACTGGCGTTCCAATACCTGTACAGAAGCTGAAAAAACCATCTTGCGAGTTTCATCTGTTCCATTAGATGTAACTAACGGCTTCTGATCACGCTCGGCTCGTTTGCTCCAATATAGACAGTTGTTTTTTTCTACAGCAGGAATAGAAGCATGCCCGTGCTCCCAATCAAACAAGTGTTTATTGATTCCAACTGCTCCGGCTTCGGGGTCACTAGCTTTCATCTCCAACGTTGGATATTTGGTCCAGTATTTGTTTCTCTCAAGAACATGACTCTCGACCATGTTGCGAACGTCTTCAGAAACGTCTGCCGTTGCTGGGACAAGCTGGCGTAGCATTTGGGATAATGAAGAATCAATCCATTTATAAAACTCTATGTACCGTTCTAAATCTGGTACGTTTTGAACACGCTCATAAAAGAGCTGTCGTAACTTCGACATGTCTTTATAGTCTAATCTATAGCGGTTTACCGGCTCACCAATGAGATTATTGAAGTCCGTGATAGAAGCAAAGAAGTTTATCATTTCTTCCGAAATGGTTTGATACATGCTCTTTTCAATAGAGAGGAAGTGAGTTATTGGTCTTGACTCTCTCGTAAAAATATCATCGTCATCGTTGAGAATCTCAACCATGTCAGAGCCGCCAATAGTCTCTGGTAGAAGCTGTCTAGCAGAACTAATGTATTCCACATCAACTACGCTTGTGCTATTTGCGGGGAAACTATCTCCACGACCAGGATACTGATACTTCAGGATGTTTCCCATAGAACCATAGCGAGACAGGTCAAGAGTAGAACCAGAAGAAAAATCATCAACAGTAAAGCGACCGCTCGAATCAGAACCAGTTACACTTGAAAAATCCCAGTTGAACAGTAAGGTATCAATACTAGGAACCGGCGTCCCATCAGACGGTCCCTGATTTAGAAAAGCGTTTCTATATGGATGTAGCCTGCCAAAGTTTTTAGCATCATAAGCATGGTACTTGATAGTCTCATCTGAGAGATAGTCCATCCAGCAACGGAAAGAAGAAATCTTGGCGTCAGTTCTCAACACGGTAGAGCCAGTAAAGTTTGTCCTGTGTGCTCCAACAAAAAATCTCTTAGAACCGGACATGAACTGTTCCATAGAACCAGATGGAAGAGAAGAAGATACAACAAACTCGTTTTGAACTTCATCCAAAATGGTGTTGACACCATAAAGCTCAACAGTATAATCCATATTTGGAGAATGCGTTTGTGTTCCTGCTACTGCAGTGGAGAATGGATGCTTCGTGTGCTTGACTCTAACAGCAAAATTCCACTTCTCGTTATTGTATACATCCTCATAGAAATCACTTGCAAGGTTGGGGAAGAAGCCGCCAACAGTGCCAGTCAGTCTAAACTGAACTCGCTTACTTTCCAGCGAATCTCTTTCAGCTACAACAATAAAGTTTGCTGAATCTGGTCTGCCGTTATCTCCCCATGTGGTTTCTGTCCCTGTTGGTCCAGCGGTGTGGCATCCAAACAAAGAAGCCGAAGTAAACGGAGTAAGAAAATATTGTTCGTTGTCTTCCGCAAGCTTCTTTGGAAAAAACACTTCGGCTTCTACTGTCATCGCATAGCCGGAAACCTCTGTCTTCAGAAGAGAACCGCTGATAAATCCAGCTGTGTTTGAATCTCCAGATGTTGGATACTGATATACAACAGAACCGAAACGGTCTGTATTATTGAAATCTGCGTACTTCTTTTTTACTGAGGTAGCTCTGTAGTTGTCCTTTAGTTCGTATGTTTCATTGTCGGCATACAGATTGAGTTTGATTAACTCATCGTCTACTCCGAAACAGCGGATCAGATTTCTAAAAGCCTTTTCCGTACCCTTTGATTTATAGATGTATGATAAGTTATTATAGATGTTTTGATAGATTAGATTTTTGACATCTGATAAATCATCTGAGAAGTTTCTATTTTCATCTCTCGCCAACATTTTGTTGAGCACGGTGGCGTCAACAAAGATTTCAGGAGTGATAAAACCTGCTCCGCGAAGCTGTCTATCGGCAAACGGACTTGGCTTAAAACTTGCACTTATGTAATCTGTGCTCTGTAAATTTGGAAGATTTTCTATCTGTAGATGCAGGTCGTCAAAGTATGAGCCCATAATCTGCGTCAGCTTGAGCAGGTTCTCACCTTCGTTGGCTCTATCTTCATCAATCATCCATCCTGGGTTGCTGTGATACAAAGAAGCATTATTGCGAACATCGTGATAAATGGCTTTGTTGACAAGTGTGCTATAAAGATTCGCAACAGAATAATGATGAGAATAAATGATTGGATCCCTGAACTCTGTTAGGGAAGCAGAAGACAAAACCATAGCAGAGCCAGTTTCACGAGCACCGGCAGCATATCCCAGCCACGTACCGTGAGACAAACGCCCAGAATAGTCCAACACTCTGGCGTCCACACTCGATGTTAGTGTGATGCCTTCGTTGAACTTGTAGTATACGCCAAGATTGGTGTTTGCTGGATCTGTATTCGTTCCGCCGCCAACTTGTGTGAACCAATATTTTCCTATCTGTGCTGATGTTCTGCGAGTCTTCCAATAACGAAACTCATCTAGGGACCCGGAGAGCTTTCCGCCGCCCTGAACAGCTGGAGTAGCTTCTGCTACAATAGCTTGTGTTCTTACTGCTCCTATGTTTGCTACCAATGCGCCGGTAACTTCGTTTATTGCTCCAGCAACGATAGACCTATAATCGTTCAAGTCTCCATTCTTGTAAAGACGCAAGTCAAGAGCGGTGCCATTATTTATTCCAGAAATCGCAAAATGGTTCCAAGTCTCGTTCAGGATTGAACCAGTGTCCATGGAACTGTCGGCAACTCCAATGGTTTGCTCTGTACACGCATTAACCGTGCCGGAAACACAAGTAATCTTGAAGCAGGAAGTGGGGTCGGTTTGAGTAGTCAAATAGATTAAAAGGCGCCCATATTCGCTCCCCGCCGCATGAGTCACAGTCGCCCCGTTCCATAGGTCAAAAATAGCCTCAGAACCTGCTGCGGTCGCTGGTGCTAGATTTCCTTTCTTCAGCCAGAACTCAACTGTGAAACCACTGTTTCCATCAAGTTTGAGGTTGGCAGCACGAGTTGAAGCTGTCGCATAAATGTTGGCTCCAACGCGAGTACCAGTTGGTCCAAGGTTCATCGTACCAGTTATTTGAATGTATTCTTTTGTTGCTGGCTCGTAAAAACCTTCGCTAGAACTGGCTGCTGCCCTAGAACCCCAACCGGTACGAGAAAGCATGATGTATCCGTTTGTGCGTGGATACTCGTTCTCAAAAATATAGTTGTCTAGGTTTGATGAAGAGTTGTGGTATGCCTGCTTTTCGTACAGGGAACCATCAAAGGGATAATCTTTATAGACACGAGCAAGAGCATCTTTGTAATACATCTCTGCCGCTCCGTACCTCGCAAAGTTAGCCGGGTCAGAGAAGTCAACGTAGGGGACAAACCTTTTCTGATCTTCTACTTTTGCCTCTACAAGCCGCTGTGACTCAACGTCTCCGCCAACGTCAACAACAGATTTTTTAGATAGAGGTTTATTGATTTTCGTTTTGAAAAGATTTTTAACGCTCATTATTTAACCCTGAACTTGAATCTATCGTTCAACTCTACATATTCCGTCGAAGTCTTTTTTCTCGCAAACGAAATCTGATACATATAATCGCTCTCGAATAAACTCATGTCCATCGTAAAATAAGACCCGCTGGCATCGTAGCTGCAACGAGTATGGTTGGTGGAACCTGTGCCATATTCAACTGCTGTAATGCCATCGGTAACGCGATTGACTTGATAATAGAGGTCTTCCACGATTTCATGCTGGGGGGTTGCTTGTACCACGTCATAGATGTTAGGATTCCATCCTTTTGTTCTCACGAACATCTGAAAGCGAGCCACGTCGTCTTGACTATATTCGGTTTTCAAGTTGGTGATTGAAATGACATAATCGTTATTTGGATTGTAACTTGACGCATTACTGTCTTTTACTGTAATCCTGGAACCAGAATGAATACAAAGTGTCTTGTCTTCATCTGTATACCATCTGTCGTACAGATACGAAGCACTAGTGTTTAATGCTACCGATGCTGAATAAATGCCAGTTGCTGCCCAAGATGCGGTCCACGCTGTTGGAAAATGAACAGTGGACTCTGGGAAATAATCAATGCTACTAGTCAAGTCTGTATATAGCTTCACGTAGATAGATTCGCCAGCGCCCTTATCGGGAATGTCCTTCAGCTGTCCTCTAACCGTATTGTATAAAAGAAGCCCATTTTGATTATCATCTGCTGTCGCCAAAGAACTACTGGCGTAGAAGTTGGTTCTGTCGTCTTTAGTTGAGTTGTCCCATCTAACTTCGATTACTGGGCGACTAAAAAAGTATTCTGTGCCGCGAGCGGAAAAACGCTTTGTGTAAGATGAACTGGCGGCATCAGTAATGCTAGAAGACATGTAAACGCCAAGTCCGTAGTTTGCTCTTTGAGCTACTCCACCAGCGGCCATCCATTCTTCTACCAAAGACGTGATGTTCAAATTGATATCTTCCGTTCCTTCTTTCATCGTCACAGTGTAAGCTGGAAGGGTTGTGCCGGGAGTGTAAGAAGCAGTATGAAAATCTCCTCCTTCTGTTGTCCACGAAGTATATCCGCTTGAGGCAGAAGCAGCTTGAGTCCAGTTTGCAACACCATTGTCAGTATACGCATCCAGGTCCAGTCCATAACCTTCGTTCCACGAACGAGAAACAGGCTGTACGGCTAAAATAAAATCTTTTGGAGTTGTGAAAGCATGTGCTACATTATACAGCCGCAAGAAAAAGCTACATGAGCCAGAGGCTGGGATTGTGCCTGCTGTGCGGTCGGTGGACATTGTTGAAACCGGAAAGTCTAGAAGGATTTTAGCCTGCTCTTGAGAAGCAGATGCCTGCTGACCGTAGATGTAGAAACACTCCAAGGAATCGGCAAGTCCTACGTTAGAACCTGTTGCTCTTGTAATCATATCTGGCCTATATGCGTTGTATAAAACAGTATCTTTGTTTGCTATGTAGCGTTTAATAGACATTATTTTCCTCGTAAGATTTTAACAATCTTTACTCCAGGTTCTCCAATAAGAATTTCTTTATCAACATCTTCAAGAGGTCCGCCGCCGCTAACTTGCACCCCATCCCAATACTTTTTAATGATTTCTGCCATTGACTGCTCAAGATATTCCTCGCCTTCTTCGTCTTCAACACTTAACAAATCTGATATATCCGCAGCATAAGCAGTCATGCCAGCCTGGTCGGCAACGGTTATATTGCTTTTCGGTAAAGGTTGCACCGCATACACAAACCTTGAACCCTCATCGGATTCTGCCTGGTGAGCAAAGGCACGCCCAGCATCTGCATATGCGAATACACATTCTAACCTACTAACCTTATTCCCTGGACGAACCTTCTCAAAATCATTTTCTATATGAACTGGGTTAACGCGATCAAAACCTTGCGGAGCTTCACGCTGGGCCATTAAATCTTTAGTCCAATACGGAGCAATAATGTCTCCTACTTCTAAACTTTTAGTTGAAGCATGATAAAGAACTTCTCCAAAATCTTTTGTTTCTTTATCTCGTAAGTTTTTTCTATATAAAAAGAACTCTTTCAGTTTTTTTTCAAATTCAAAAGGTTGTCCTACAGGCTTCCTAAAAAAATCTTTCATCAAAATATTTTTATCTGGTCCTATTCTTATTTTTCCCATCCATTTTTGGTCTTTCTCCGGAACTAACGTCATGCGAACAAGATCTCCAAACCCTCGCTTTCTGCCAGCTATCAACTTAAAAACTTCTTCGCCCAGTTCTTCATTCAAAAACCACAAGCAGAACCGCCCAGTGGGCTGCGAACTGTGCAAATCCGGGGCCCAAGAAGGATTTTTAAGTTGATCTGGTGTAACTGCAGGCATCATAATGATTTCTTTTTGCACGGACCATTTTTTAAAAATTGTGTTCCAAGGCAAGTCTAAATAATACCAGCCAGGTTTAGTATAACCACGATTTGCTGAAAATGGAATTTTGTAATCTTCCAATAAGATATCTTTTCCCGCAACCCATAAACGAAAATTTCTAAATTTATTCTTCATTATTTCACAGTCCCCACGATGTCTGACAGCGGGTATTTCACTTCAAAAATACAGTTACGCGGACAATAAATCATTCTCCCGCGTGGGGATGTATTCATTTCAAGGTCAAATCTTGTGTCGGAATAAATCCCTCCATTGTTTGACACTATCTCAACGCTAGTAACATCTAACACTGAATCTACTGCTTTCAGCGCAGAATAAACATCAGTAATACTAAACGTTTCTCCAATGTCAAAATGTTTGACAAAGACTTCTCTTAAGGCGAAGGCAGAATCATTCAAGGCAGAATACTTATCGGTTTCGTCTACAGCAATAATCTCAAACTTGATTCCAATATTCACGATTTTCGCATCTAGAATATCAATAGTATCGTTTATCATCTTGTTCATTGAAATCCAGCGGCGGAGGTTCTTTTTTATTGTGTCTGTCGCCGCAGTCAAAGTGCCATCTGTGTTCTCGGAGATCACATAGAGGTTCAAATTGCGCTTGAAGGAATCAGGATCACGCATAACACTGCAGCGTTTTATTGCTCCAAACTTTGGCGGCATTCTATAAACCATAGACATATAATCCTGGTCTGTCACTGCTCTGTTTTGAGTTGCGAAGGAATCCTTGATTCTTATCTTCAGTTCTTCTGTAGTCGGCAAAGTTACATCACCCGTGATTGGATCATCGTTTGTTACCTCAAGAGACTCCGCAATGTCACTAATCGTTCCAGCGCTCAAAGATGCTTGGCTAGGAAACTCAAAAATCGGATTAATTGCTTCAGTGAGCGTATCAACAGCAGCATTCACAATCTCGCTTGTGTTCTTTCTTGAAATGATTGTAAGCACCGTGTTGGCTGGAGCTACTCCAAATTTGTCGGTGGTCAGCAACTTGGCTGGGTCAAAAGCTTCATCTGACTCATAGTCCTTTCCGTGCAGGCGAAGAACAACCGAAGACGGATCAGCGACGGCATTCGAGGTAAGCTCTTCACTAGTGCCATAACCAAACTGGAGGAAAGTATCGTCTTCTCTTCTATCAACAATAAATCTACGAGCTACAATAACAGGCTTCAAAATAGACGGAGCCATATTGGCGTCTGAACCTCTGTTTACGACATCCTTGAAGATAATATTTTGTGATAGAAAATCGACCTCAAAATATTCGTGCCCTTCACTATCGAAGACTGAAACGACTTCGGCAAGATTATCATCGCCCAAACGAATCTTTCTGAACTTTTCAAAGTCTCCTACTGTAATTTGCTCTCTTACTAGTTCTCCAGAGATAACTTGTCCCATTGCTTTAATGGCGTAAGAAGTCGGTAAGCCGTTAGCTGTATTAATCTGAGCTACCACCACCTCGTTGCTGGCAAGAGAAAAATCTACATTCTCATTTAGGATAAAAATGTTTCCAGAGGTGGTCCCAAACTCGCTGCCCTTCAACAGTAACGGCAAATAACTTGAGTCAGGTCCAAGACCCGCTGCAGCTGCCGGGACTACGATGTAGAAAATTGCTGTGCCAAAAGAAGATGGATTTCCTCTAAACTTGTATCCTCTATCTCTCGCGTGCTTCAGGACGTTGCCGTATTCAAGTGCGGTGTCGAGGAAACTTTCATTGGCAGAATAGTCAGTGTAAAAGGAGAGGATGTCGCCAGTATAAGCCACCAAATCAAGCATCAGACTTCCAAACGAAGCCTCGTTTAGGTCTTTATATACATCTGGATAATACTTTTTCGCGTAGGTGATAAGTGCTGATTTGATACTGTTAAAATCTCTATTGGTATAAGAGATAGGAACCTTCTTTTTCATTTATGACATTCCTCGCTACTTTAATTAGTTTACCGCTTGAGAAATAGATACAGCGTCTTCAAGAGATAAAGGCAAAATCGTATAAAAGAAAGTAATCGAAATCGCGTTGTCTGCTATTTCTCCAAACTGAATGTCGTCTATCCGTAGATGCGGCATGTATCTGGCAACTTGTTCGTATGTGGCAGTTGCTATATCGTCGTATGTGTCTTCTGTGTTGTTCTCAAAAATGTAGTTTCGTAAACCGACGCCAAAATGGGTGTCCATTATTCTTTCGCCTGGAGCGGTTAGTATCAGCATCTTGAAGTTTTGTTTTACCATCTCAGCATACGTCTTCAGCAGGGCATACGCCCCATCGTTCTCGTCTACTACAAGAGGTAGTTTTGCCCCTAATCCTGCCATTTACTTTTTCTCCTTGTCGCAATCTTCTACTGTACCAGCAGAAATATCCTTTTGGATTTTATTTGCTGCTTCTCTTTTTTCTCTATCTTTCTTGTCTCCGGGAAGTTCTGGTGTGC